GCTGTAACTAATTTAGCAAATGCGTCATCTATGACATTACCTCTAAATACTGGTAATGGCTATAGAATGTATCAGAATGGTTCAGTATCTGGATTTGCTTCATTTCATGTGACGGTAGTAGATACGCCTGGAATAGGCACATGGTATTATTCGCCTTGGATATACATTTCTGCTGTTGGAACTGCTACAGCAGAAAATACATTCTTTTCTATTATTCAAGTTGTCCCATAATCTGACTTATGTTTAAATGTATGGAATATTAGAAATGGATGGAGGCGCTGAAAAAAGGGCAGAAGCCTATTCTCTCGGTGATGATGATATTAAACGGCTATTAGGATCTGAGTGCAAGATAACATCATACCCTCATCTAAAGGATATCCATGACATCAATCAACTCTTTGATAGGAAGGGCAGAGCCGTTATTTTCTTCCCACAAGAATCAGCAAATATAGGTCATTGGGTTGGTCTAATAAAAGATGCAAGGCAAATAGAATTTTTTGATTCTTACGGTCACTATCCTGATAAGCAGAAGCCTGACAAGGATACACAAAGAGTCCTTCACATGGATCAACCATTGTTAACAAAATTATTAGAAGACTCCGGTTGTAGAGTAATTTACAATAAGGTGGCTCTTCAGAAAACAAAAGACGATGTTCAGACTTGTGGTCGGCACGTTGTCTGCCGTCTTCTTTACTCTAAATACCCTATCGGCAGATATAGGTCAATGATAAAAAGCACTGGTTTAACTCCTGATGAATTTGTAACTCGTGAGACAATGGAAGTATTAGGAAAATAAAAAACCCTTTAGTATAATAGAAATGGCATATAGTTTTAGGAGTATAGTCGATGGCGGGGCTGACAGTGACATGATTTATTATAACGCAACGCTAACGGCAACGAAGACATCTGATCTGACTTCTAGTTCTTATCAGAGCCCTATCCGTTTCAATGAATCTCGTGATGCACCAATCATCAGAGATGCCTCTCAATACTATTTCTCTATCATCCGCTTTGCTATGAACGGCCCCGGTAAAAATCTACCTCTTTTTATTCCTCTCATACAAACAAATGGAAATATATTTACTACTCAGACTAATCCGACTCTTACTGTGTATTATACTACTATTGCCTACCAGCGTAATTGGTTTTATACAACTGGCGGTGGTGCTGTTGCTTCTGCAATGATTACATTGACACCTCCTTCTTCGCCTATCATATATATTCCTGAGACTCAAAATGCTGCAGTGGCCCCTGTTCCTACTTCCCCCGCCACTGGGATTGTAAAGCAAGATTTGAGTACTCGCTACTATTGGATCTACACCTATAAGCATTTTGTTCAGTTGGTTAACAATGCAATGCTCGAGTCAATGAATCTTCTATGGTTAGCTTGGCAGCAGGCTTGGATTGATCAGGTGGCATCTACTGGCTCACCAACAGTAGACCCTTACCCTACATTTGATTCCTTTCTCCTTGACCAAGATGTTCCGGTACTTTACTTTGATGAGGTAACAGGACTCTTTGAAATTTACGGTGATACTAGATGCTTCAATGTCTCTGGTCAGATTCCATTAAGCGCAACCGTCCAGGGTGTGCAGGATGGTCTCCCTGCCTTTGTCCAACCAGTTTATAATCCAGGTGACCCAGCAGCTCCTCAATCCTCTTGCTATCTTCGTCTGTTCTTTAATGACTTGCTCTTTGATCTGCTATCTAACTTTAACAACACCTATCTTGGTGCTGTATCTGGTTCATCTATTGTCATGCCTCTAACACAGAACACATTGACTTTATTACCTACTGCATCTGTTCTTCCTTTCCTGTATACAAATGAGATTCTCTTTACCAACCAGCAATACAGAAACATTCTGAATAATAATCCTTCGCTCCAGAATCTGAATGCAGTGCCACCACCAATTTACAATCCCTTATTCTTCCTCCCGGCTTCAAAGCAAAATCTCTATTGGATTTCAAGGCAAGACTATCGCTCTACAGACACTATGTGGAGTCCTGTGGCGAATATAGTCTTTACATCAGCATTGATTCCCCTTAAGAAGGAGTTTAATGCAGCGCCTGTGGAACTCAATCAGACTAACGTAAGTGGCAAGTCTGTCCCGGCTCAGAGTTCTTTCGAGCCTATCATCTGTGACTTTGTTATAGATCAACAACTTGAGTCAGCCCAAGGATGGAGATCTTTCGCTCTCTATGAGCCTACTGCAGAATATAGACTGCTCAGTATGCAGGCTTCCCATGAGGAGATCAGAAACATAGATATTCAGGTATGGTGGAGATACAGACTCACCGGCGAATTGATCCCTTTGACAATGGCTAACTCTTCAGATGTGTCTATTAAGATGATGTTTAGGAAAGTAGACTTCAGATCTTAGAGATATTAACGGTTAGATTTTAATCTAATAAGTTAATAAGTTAATAAATGGAAATTGTCACACCTACACCTATAGCTCTAGGCAGAATTCCAAACGTCCCGGCTACAGCTCTTCTTTACAAGATAAACATTGGTTCAAAGTATTATATAGGATCTACAAGGGGTTCTTTATCAGCCAGATTGCTAACGCACTATAAAAAGTCTACTCTATATCCCGGCAGAAAAGTCTATAAGGCAATTGCTGCATTAGGTGGATGGCATCTTTGCACGATAGAAGTGATAAAAACATTTGCTTTTACTACCAACGAAGCCCTTCGATTGGAAGAAAGAGCATATATTAATCTGGCAGATCCGCTGTCTTTAAATTCTATTTGTTAAAGTTCGTTATTTTAAATTTATTTTCTATTTTATTTTGTTTTCCATTAGTATAAGCAGTTATGAGTTCCGACATAGCTAAGTTAGCCGTCTATGACAGTCGTATTGTGCAGCAGCAGCCAAGTTATGCAGTGGAGAAGGGCGCTCTTTCTATCACCAACAGCCCTTTCACGGCTATCTCTCAGAGCCAGAGTCAACACAGTTACAACATTTACGTCCCTTCCGAGAACGTGTATGTAGCCCGTGACATGGATTGGAGTTCCACTGTCAATCTGCGTGTAGATGTGCAGCTTGGTGACAGTGCTGGTGGCCAGTATCCTGTAGGTCAGCCTTTGCTGGAGTTGGGTGTAGACGGCTCCCTGGCTGCCTTCCCCTTAAACTCCCTGTGCGCCACCATTACGGCAACCATTAACGACACTACCACCACGATTAACTCTCAGGATGTGCTGACTGAGATCATGCGTCTGACTGATTACCGTGGTAACAGGCTGCAGCGCACCTGCCCTACTATGTTGGACAAGTACCAGGACAACGCCGATGCTCTGAATGCTCAGAATGACCCTATTTCTGGCTATACCAATGCATCCCACGACTATGCCGAGCCTACCAACGGCTCTTGGAATAATCTTGTGTTCACTACTCCTACTGGTGCTGCTCTTCTGCCAAGTGTGCCTCTTGTGACCTACGTTGATGCTTACGGCAACACTGTAGATGTGGTAGATGGTATTCCCGTATCTACCGATCAGGGTGCTGGTGTGGTGAACGCAATTTACAGTGTCTACCTGCAGTTCAGGACTACTGAGAAGCTGTCTCTGAGTCCTTTTATCTTTGCTAATGAGCATGCTGAGGACACTGGTCTCTTTGGCATTAACAACATTCAGCTGGTAATGAACATGCGCGACCCTAACAGGGCTTTGCGTCTGCGTGACAAGTATGTCGGCACAACGACCAAGTTATACTACGGAACATCTGTCGTTCCTACTCAGTATTCTCCCCCTGTGACTTACAATGGTACCGCCCCTAACGGCCCCTTTAGTGACTCCCAACTTCATGTGCAGTTCCTGACTCCTTCTCTTTCTATCCCTTTGCCCCCCAAGAGTTGTGTGCCTTACCTGGAATTCCCTCGTTACATTACCCAGGTGGCTAACCCTCTTGCGGCTAATGATGCAACACAGCTGGTGTCTCAGACTATTACTCTGCCTCAGATTCCTGACCTGCTGATTATCTACGTGAAGGCTATTGCAGACCCGGCAGAGACGGCAGTTGATCGCTCTCGTGACCCTACTCTTCCTCAATTTGGCTCAGCATACCTGCCTGTTGAGACCTCTTATAATGGCTCTCGCTCTATTGCACCTTTGAGTGTGAACTTTGACAACTTCTCTGGTCTGCTGTCTTCTCACACCTCCGAGCAACTCTATGCAATGAGTGTGCGTAACGGTCTGGAGATGGACTGGAACACTTGGTCTGGACGTGGTCGTGTGGCTTCTGGAGCAGGTGGTC